TTGTTCCCCTGCTCAGTCAGGAAAACAGTCTCGCGACACAAGACATATGAGTGTTGCAAAACATGCAACAAACAATGTCTTTGCTGCTTCGTCTCTTCGGGCAGACAATAATCTGTTACTGCCCTAAAGAAGTCAAAAGCAATGGGCGTCACACTCCCATCGTAGTTGGAATAGTCAACATCAAATCCAACATCACTATTCCCACGAAGACCCTGCCACATGGCTTTCCACACAGTCTCCTTGTCAATACCAACTGCACACATAGTCTCAAAACCAGGGTTAGCCTTCATATGATTGAGAAATGGTCCAAAATACTTGCGCACCAACAAACTAAATTCCAAAGGTGGCATTTCAAAAACACGAGTTTTCCCAATCTTAACTTTCTCGACCGCACGCAATTCATCCTTATTCGATGACACCCACAAAAAGACTGGCACATTGCCTATTGTAATTTCACGATCAGCCTCCTCATATCTCTCCACAAGAGTAGAATCCAATTCCGGAATAACAAAGGTTCTCGCCTTCTCAGTCCACGTGTAATGGTCTTCCTCATCCATCTCAAAAACTTCAGTCTTTCCAAGAGTGAAATATTTACTCCAATATCCAGTCGATGTATGCATGTTAAGCTTATCCATGATTCCATGCCCGTTAATAGCTTGATCATCGGTCCAAATCTCCATAAACTTGGGGAACTGTTGCGCATAAAACTTCACGCATTTCTGAAAGATAGCATTCCCGATGCATTTATTGGGTTCACTGACATACTTCACACTAACATTGGATTCCAAAGTATTAACGTAGAGGACATCAGGTTCTTCGCCAACCTTCACAATTCCCTTGGCTGACGGACGCCACTCATCAGTCCACTCCTTGCTACGCAACCACCTAACCTTCGTTGTGCGCAGCGGTACGTGCACCTCCAAAGGCACATCATTGACAACACACTTACCAAGAACGGGGACATCGGTCAACCACCCCTCAGGAACAACACCATCTCCAGTGAGCCCCCCAACTTGCGTGACATGCAAAACTGGATTAACCATCCGCTCAAGCTGCGCTAAAGCAATCTCAATGTTTTCACGCACAAGCTGAGTCCCTCCACACGCACTGTATGGGGCATGGAACATGGCACTATGCAGCGCGACAAAAGGAGCTTGAACACTCGAACTACGACAAATATACGGACGACCACAATCGCCATATGTAGTCTTCTCCTGTCCAGCATACTTAGCCACAAACATCTCCATCTCCTCAGTTTCCTCCAAATTATCAAGAGTACCATAAAAACGAGTTTCAAC